GCCTGGACAAAATGCCCGCTGCCGCACAACTGACAATCCAGGCTGGCCACTAGGCGCAACAACTTTTTGCTTCGAACGTAGGGGTGCTTGGGTATTTGCATAATTTGTTTTTTGCGCCAGCCGGTCATTTCAAAAGTCCAGCCTTTTCAAGCATGATTAACGAATCAATAAGCAAATATGCGACGGTAACCGGAACGCAACATTGGCCCAAAAAATAAAACAAGTCTGACCATTTCATGCTTCGATCCCCTTTTCAGCACACCAGGCCAACAGCCATTCAATGAATTCGGTGGCGTCGGGAATGGTGAATTTGTGTGTTTGCCAACCCAACTGGACGACGCGCTGGCCATCCAGGCTTGGTGACACCTTGCCAATTTTGCGGTCGGTTTCGTGCGCCCATTGGTCAATCAACAACCGTTTCCAATCGTCGGCCGTCCAGGTTGAACCGGCCACCCGCATGGCCAAATAAATTTGGTGAATGATGGCGTGGAACATATCGTTTTGATCCGACGACCTGGTGGCCCGTTTGATTTCCAGCCGCATTTTGTGGCCAGCCATCAAATTGGCTTTCACGTCCGGCCAAATGTTATCCATCAAAACTTTGGCTTGCTGCGCGTTGTGTAGTTCGTAAATCATTTCAACACCCCCAACATTCGCAATGCCGCGTCCACGCCGTCCACAACGGCCAGGGGGCCGCCGCGCCAGGCGCCGTGCCACTTCAATTGGTCTTCAGTCAAACGCCGTTCCGAAGGCGCTTTGCTGCCATCCTTAATTTCCATGAGCAACGTCTTGCCTTGAAATCCCACCAGTAAGTCAGGTACACCCTTGCCAGTAGCCGCCAAAGATTGAACCGAAGCGCCAACCGTGCGTAATGCCAATACAATTTGTTCATGATTTGCGTCTATTCTTGCTGCTCTCATTTTTAACCTTGTTCATATCGTCGCGCAATGTACGCGCTGCACCAGGGCCGCGGATTTTCTCGATGTTCGTTATTGTGTCCAACCACCAGGCATTCGCCAACTTGGTTCCCCTCTCGCGTTGGTGAATCTTGAACCGTCGCAACCAATCCCTGGCTTCGCATTCCCGCCGCCAGGCTTGCGACCAGGTGGGATTCTCGCCATCCGGCAAGGTCGCCGGTTGCAATAAGGGCTGCGGTGATTTGGTCAAAGTCAAAGGTTTGCCCTTCTTGAATTTTGTTCAACAAAAAATGGCCTTCATTGCGTGTCATAATTTTTTTCTTTTAATTTTGATTCCAAAACTTTTGCAATTCCAAAATGCGTTTCACCTTCGTGCCACGTTTGTCGAATTTCTTCAAGTGATAAACCAATCCAAGTTTTTTTATTTGATATTTCTTCTTCTTTTTTACAAATAGGTTTATCCATTTCGGCTTTTAATTTTGGGTAATGTTGGCCAACGGAAATCAATGTAGATGTTGCGGTTTTTTCATTAAAACCATATTTCAAATGTTGTTTTAGGTTTAAATGCGCCAAAGCCAACAATCCATAAATTTCGTTGCATTCACGCTGTTTGGCTGAAATTTGACTTTTTAAAATTTCAATTTCCAATTTTGAATTTTGATCTGTTGTCATTTAGGCATCCTCAAATGTTGAGTCATTTCGCGCAATTTGGCCAACGCTTCCACCTTTGCTTTTTCGGTGGCAATTCGTTCGTGCAATGTCGGCTGCCTGGTTATCAGCGTTTCAGGTTTGTCAGGAATGCGCGGGCCATCGATCAACAATTTTTTGAATGCCAGGGCTGACGGTGGCCGGTCGGGGTTCATGTGCTGCAATGCGTAATCCATCTTTGGCCGGTACGTCAGGCCGCGGCTGCATTCATCAATCCATACCTGGCGAACCAGGTTGGTGTCAACATCGCGCCAATGGTTGGCAAACGTGGCGCCGTAAATGGCGTTCATTTTGCTGAATACGTAATCAAAGCCGCTGTCGGCATCACAAAAGTCGTTTGCGTTCCACATTGGACACCTCCACGGTTTGTTCGGGTTTTGCCCAAAAAGGGGCTGGCTTGGGTGTGGCCAAGCCACGGGTCAATTCGCCCATTGCGTTCTGCCTGGCTTCCGATGCTGTCACCTGGTCTTTTGCCCAACTGGCTTTAAAACTTTGCCATCCACGGGTGCAACACATCGCCAAAGCCTGTTCTAAGGTCATTGCAGCCTTTTGGGCCTCTTTTTCGATACCAGCCAAGGCCACGGTAGTCACCGGCGCCCGTTTGGCCTTCCTGATGGCTAAAAACGATTCCCAAACTTCCTGTGAAACGCCGCTAGGCGGGGCGGTGACAACCGCCTTTGTCTTTATGGGTTTTGTATCTTGGGTCTTGGGTCTTGGGTCTTGTATAGCATTGCCATCGCTATGCGGTCGCATTGCGGTCGCATTCCATCGTGCCTGGGCGCTGGCTTTTGCCTTTTCGCTTTTGTCCTGGATGGCCTGAATTTCACGGCCTACACGTTCCGACCACCAGCCGCCGTCGATAAATTCAAAGAATTCACGCAAAACGTTCGCAATGCTTTCGGAATGCGAACGCATACGGATCAACCTGGCAATTTCGCCAATGTCTTCCGGTAACTGTTTTTCGTGAAGGTAGCACCAATCAAGCATTCGGCGATATGCCAAATCCTCTGATTCGTCCAGGTGCGCGGTGTGACTCTGATAGTCACCGATGTTGAATTGGTAATAGTGCATTGACCCACCTTTCATCCCACCAAAAAAAGGAAACAGCGGAAGGCGGGTGGGGCGCTTTTCGGTTGGCTCATGACTTCCAACCTATCCGTGCTTCGCAAAAAATTCTACCCCTTAAACCATTTCGGCCGCAACGCCTTCAACTGCCAAACCCGTGCCGACGGAACATCGCTTCCCCATTGACTAACGGCCGCCCTGGTGATTCCCAACAGTTCGGCCAAAGCCTTCGCCGATCCAGCCAGTTTGATTGCTTTTTCTTTATCCATCTTTCCATGTTAAGCGGCCTTGCAAATCTTGTCAAGAGTGGCAATACCTGACAAAGTTAAGGGGTCTTTACAAATAGTGTTTGACAATGTTGTTAAGCGGGCTTAATATTCACCTATGCCCTAACAAATTGCACGGGGTCTTTTAAAAAGGAAATCAAAATGTCAAATCGTGAATACCTCTCATGCGCCGAAACCGCAAAACTCATTCGCGCTGCTCTCAAAGAATCTTTTCCTGGCGTAAAGTTTGCCGTCCGTTCTAGCGTTTATTCCGGCGGCGCCAGCATCAATATTCGTTACGAAAACGGCCCAACTTACAACCAGGTCAAAGCGGTGGCCGGTATGTTTGAAGGTTCTTATTTCGACGGAATGACCGATTACAAAGGCAGCAATTACGGCGCCTTGGATGGCCAGGAAGTTCGGTTCGGTGCTGACTTTGTTTTTGTCAATCGCAAATTTACAAAAGCATTTTTGGAAGGCGCAGTCGAAGCGGCTTGCAAATACTACGGTTACGCAATGCCTGTCATTACCGACGGTTACGACAGCGCCTACATTGCCGACCGGTTGGATTACGAAGCAAATCGCCGCATCATGGCCAAGGTTGAGGAAATCAGCCTTTGCGATACAAAGGAAAGCGCCACCCTGGCCCGTGTGGGGTTCCTGGGTGACGATGGTTACGGTTACGGCGCCGTTGGCCGGTTGGCAGCATAAAGGGGGCGCCATGAACCGCGAACCAACCGATTGGGAAGTTTTGGGGATGGCGCTGGTGGCAGCACCGGCCATCTATGTTTTGATTTGGCTTGCAATGGCCATCTTTTAAGGGGAAAGAAATGACAGTCCGAATCACCAGGGTACACCGCGGCGGTCGCGTGTTCTATGCCGCCACCGTTAGCGGCATTTACCTGGAACGCGCCAGCCTGGCCGAATTGCGTGAAGCCATCGCGGTTCGTGAAAGTTTTGCAAAAATATTTGCATAAAGTGTTGACATTGAAAGTTAAGTTGGCTTAAAATAAAACCATGCCCTAACGGGTCTTTTAAAAAGGAAATTGAAATGAATGCAAACCAATCAAACCGCGACATACAAATGTATGGCTGCAACTTCCAACAATTTTTGGAAGGCGTTACCAACTCCCTCACTTACAAACTCAGCGGCGCCAACATGATCGTAGCGGGCCTTATGTCTGACGCCCAGGAACAAATGGCGTTTGGCGATACCGAAGGCGCCCGCCAAACTTTGAACCGCGCCAAAGGTGTTTTGTTTGCAGTTATGGAATTGCAACATTTATCAACCTTGATTTTGGCATTGCTTCTTTGGTAACCCAGGTCAAAAAAGGTTATGCCGTCACGTTGTTGGACACCGACGCCGAAATGGTCGTGGCCACTCGCATTTATCCCGTGGCCATGCTTGCCCAGGCCATCAACTACGCCAAAAAAATTGCCAATGTTTAACTGGCCATTTCCACCGCCAGGGGGGCCAATCCCCTGGTCGCGTAAGCAAGAACGCGATTACCAAAACCAACGGCGGGACAACTTGCCCCCCGCACCATTTTGAAAGTTACTGCAATGAAAAAAATGATTCGTATTGATCTCGACGGCCCTTACTACCGAAAACCAACGTTTTACCAACGCGCCTGGAATTGGCTGGTTGTGCTGTCACTTGCTGCTGTTTTTGTCTTTTGTTTGTCCGGCTGCTCGACAACATCAACAACCAGCGGAAAACAAGATTTGGTGTTGGATAAAGAAATCCAGCCCATGTCACGGAACGAAGTCGTGTCGGCCATTGGCGATTGCCAGGCCAACAACCTTCGCGCCGTGTTGATGTACGGCAAACGCAAAATCAGCGGTTACACCGCCGACGTTGTGATTGACGTTACTTGCGCCCCCAAATGGTAAAGGAAAAAATCATGGATCAATCATTTAGCAAAGTCGCTGCGGCCTTGGTCAAAGCGCAAAAAGAATTCGGCCCCGCGCTGAAATCATCCAGCAACCCGCATTTCAAATCGCGTTACGCCGACCTGGCCGCTTGCGTTGAAGCCGTTATTGAAGGCTTAAACAACAACGGCATTGCATTGACGCAACGCGTCAGTTCATACGACAACGGCGTGATTGTGGAAACCGTGTTTATTCACGAATCCGGCGAATTGATAAATTGCGGCCAACTGCACGTTCCGGCCAGCAAACAAGATGCCCAGGGTTACGGCAGCGCGTTGACGTATGCGCGTCGTTATAGCCTCATGGCGGCCTGTGGTATCGCGCCGGAAGATGACGACGGCAACGCGGCCAGCAAGCGCCCAACAGCGCCAGCAATCCCAACGCCCGACATTACCGACCACCTGGCAGCCATCCAGGCCAGCGCCAACAGCGACGAATTGGCCAAAGTGTTCAAGGAAGCATTTGATGGTTGCCAGGGCAACCAGGTATTGCAAGCCAAAGTGATGGCAGCCAAAAAAGAACGCGTGGCCCGTGCCAAAAAAGATTTATCAACCAAAGGAAATTAAAATGTCTGACGAAATCGAACAACGCACCGACGAATGGTTTGCCGCCCGCCTGGGCAAAGTCACCGCGTCCAAAGTAGCCGACGTGATGGCCCGCACAAAATCGGGTTATTCCGCAACGCGTGAAAACTACATGGCCCAACTGGTGGTCGAACAAATTACCGGAACCCGCCAGGAATCGTTCACCAACAGCGCCATGCAATGGGGAACCGACCAGGAACCCTTTGCCCGCGGGGCGTATGAAGCCGCCACCGGCAACATGGTTGAGGAAGTGGGCTTCGTGAACCACCCAACCATTGCAATGGCTGGCGCGTCACCTGACGGCCTGATTGGCGACGACGGTTGCGTGGAAATCAAATGCCCCAACACGGCCACCATGATTGAAACGCTGCTGACCGGCGCCGTGCCGCAAAAGTATTTCGCGCAAATGCAATTTCAAATGGTTTGTGCTGGCCGCGCCTGGTGCGATTACGTGGTGTTTGATCCACGAATGCCAACCAAGGCGCAACTGTTTATTAAGCGCGTACCGCGTGACGAAGTTTTTGTGGCCGAAATGGAAGCGGAAATCATCAAGTTCCTGGCCGAAACCGCGGTCAAGGTCGATCAACTTAAAAAAATCATTGGGGAATAAATCATGGCAAAACTTATAAACGAAATTAGCGTAATCACCGGCTCGTACACCAACAGCCAGGGGCAGCAAAAAAACCGTTATCAGCGGATCGGTTCAATCATTGACACCAAGAACGGGCCAATGTTGAAAATTGACGTTATCCCGTTGAAGGAAGGCGGTTGGGACGGTTGTTTTGGCGACGAAGGCGATTACCTGGCGCAACTGAAAACCAACTGGCGGGCCACCATCGAAGGCGACGGGGGCCATTGCCCCTGTTGCGGGAAGTGGGGCAAGGTAAGCCCCCAAGGCATGAACGAAACACGCGCCCTGGCCCTTTTGTGGCTTTCCCGCGCCCCTTCCGACGTGGATGGTTGGGTCGATGTTCCAAAGAACGGCCCGCGCTGGCTATTGCGCGGCAAAACGCACACGACGTTGCAGCATTGGGGGTTTGTTGAACCAGGCGTAAACAACGATGAAACAAAAAAAGCGGGTGGCGCCTGGCGCGTTACGCCAAAGGGCTTGCACTTTATTTGCGGAACGATTACTGTTCCCCGTAAGGCATACATTTACAACAACGTTGTTGAAGGCTGGTCGGACGAATGCGTTTTGTTTAGGGATTGCTTTGGCCGCCATTTTGACTATGCTGAAGTGATGGCTGACAACTTCAACCTGAATGCGATCAAATTATGAATTGCTGCGAAAACTCTTGCCAGGATGCCCCAGGATGCCCCGTTCATCAAACGGTATGGGTTTGTCCGTTCTGCTATGTAAAAGGCTGCCAAACGCCCGATTCTTGCCGTAACGCTACTGGCTTTTTTTATTTGGGGGAAGTGATGAACAAATTTATTGATTGCTGGTTTTCGGGGCGTTTTCTTAAACACCCGATGGTAGTGGCGGTAATATTTTATTTAATCGGATATGTGGTTGGGAGTGGCACATGAACATCATTAAACTAGCAAAGCCTGGACGAAGTGGCCAAAGAATTTGAAAAAATGCGGGCATTTGGCGACACCGCTTCATCATTTGCGGTGTTTGTCAGGAACATGAAAAGTTAAGCCACAACGGCGCCGGTTTTCAATTGCGCCAGCGTTTGGCCACCGGTGTATTGGAAATGCGCCAGTTCACGAAATGATTTCCATTCACCAGCCCATTCCAGCCCCGCTTCTTTTCCTAGTTTGCCAATTCGCGCCCAAACAGGATGTGATCCGTCCCAATCGGGTTTGCCGTTGACCAGGGGGACAACATCCACCGCACATCGCCAGTTATGCCAAGAATCGCCAGCCTTTGCGTTGGTGACAATCTTGCCTGGTGCGCTGCGCCCTTGGGCATATAACGCGTTTTGGCTTTCCTGGTCGCGGTAAGTGGAAGTCACCAAAATGTCAATGCCTTCCATGTTGCAAAGTATGATGAAACGTTCCACGCGTTCTTTGACCGGTGGCAATAGTTCGTCCAGGCTGCGGCTGGAAATCATTTGGTTACGCCTTGCACTTTTTCGTAAGTTCGCAAACCGCCCAAACCCAACATTCCCAACAACAATTGCCAAAGGTTGTCGTCAAGGCCCACCAAAGGCGGCAAAGGATGGCCAGCGGCCGCAAATGCACCCTGGGCAATAGGACGTACCAGGTATTGATAAAACAGCGCCAAAGCGCAAACCCAACCGATGGCAGGGCGCCAGCCAGCAACAAACACCGACGAATTGGCGGCTTCAACTTTGTTGATTTCCAACTGGCCGGTGATTTGTGCCAGGTCGCCGGATTGCTGCAATTTCAACAATTCAAGTTTTGCGGCTGCCGCCTGAGTTGGATCGGGCCACAAACGATCAATTAGTTTGCCGCCAATGTCCAACGCTGCTGAAACTGGATCGAACGCCATATCAATGCCCCTTCATCCAACTGATTGCAAACCCCACGGTGCTAGAAACAAACGACACAAACGCCATGCCAGCCCAAAACCCGCCGCGGCCCTGGTTAGCCAGGGCGACCAGTTTTTCCAAACTGGATTCCATTTTGTCCATTTTGGTTTCCATTTGGTCAAACCGGCGTTCATAGTCCTGAACCTTTTGCCAAAGGACACCGTATTTCACGGGATCAATTTCGGGTTGCATAACAGTTAATCCATTTTTGGTTCAATGCGTTCTTTTGGCCCCGCGGTAGAAGGGTTCTTTTTTCCTTTTTGACTTACATCTTGAAGGGTTGATCCCGCGCCTGGTTCCAATGATTTTTCCACGGCGGCTTTTTCCTTGCGTGACCGAATAAACTTTCGGGCTTCAGTTCCAACTGGATAGCCGCCAACAAATTTCAAACCGGCCACGTTGCCCAATGCTTCAGCGCCACCGGCGGCCTTGTTGGCCAGGTAGCCCACCAGCGTGTTGGAATTGTTCACATAGGAACCACGGGGCTGGAATTGCGTATAGTTTGCCACGTTGCCCAATGTTTTCAATTGCAATTGGGTTTCAGGATCAAAGATTTCCTGATAATTCCGCACGTCGTCCAGCGATTTCAAAGCCTTGTTGTAATTGGCCTGGCTGAAGTTTCCTTTGCCGTCCACAATGCCAGCCTTGTCCGACAACCAATTGATGGTTCCGGCCTTGATGTGCTGGTGGCCAACCGAATCACGGCCCAACGTTTCCACCATCGTGTTTACGTTTTTATTGACGCCGCGGATCACATACTTGTCAAAAAACTTGTCGGCCGATACGGTTTCATTCACCGCGGCTTTATATGCGGGGTCTTTTTTCAGCGCGTCAAAACGTGACTTTGCCAAGCCGCGGGCGGTGTCAGCCAAGGGTTTCAATTGCGCGGCGCTGCCTTGCAATGGCAAGTCTTCCAGGGCTTGATAAACCAGGCTGGATGCCATCGAACGGTTGCCGTCGCCGGATCGTTCAGCCTTGCGGATTTCGGCAGCCAGGTTGGTTCGCAATGCTTCAAATTGCTCAAACGTCATTGGCTCACCTTCGCGGAACCGTTTAAGGTCGGCGGCAATTTCAGGCGGCACAAAGTTGGTTTTCAATTTTTTGGACAACAGCGCGTCGGCGTTTTTGGCCAATTGCACACCATCAACGGGGAAAGTGCCGCCGTTGGCGTCTTCTAATTTTTTGTATGCGCTGGTAATTTTTGTGCTGCGGTCAGCGTCCAATGCTTTGTATGCGTCGATTAACGCTTCGCTGGATTCAATGGTGCGCGTTGAATACACGTCCGGCGCGGCCTTTTCACGAATCAGCGGCACGTTGTCCACCAGGGCTTTGTTTTGCTCGTTTAAGCGGTATGCAAGCGCCTGGCCTTCGGGTGTTCCACGGGTGTTTTGTTCCTTGGAAATTTTCACCAGGTCGCCGGTGGCTTGGCCTTCGGTCAAACGCACGGGAACCGGCAACGAATCGCCTTCCAGGTGACGCAACACCACGGGCGAATTTACTTTGTCCAAAGGCATATTGCCGTACAACTGCTGAAATTCAGGCGTGGCCGTTTGTAGGGCTTGCTTGATAATTGTGGCGTTGGGCGTGGCGGCTGCACCAACGCTTGCGCGGCCACCGCCTGGTTGCGCGTAAGGCGCGGCTTGGGTAGGCTGGCCAGCAACCGGAGGCACAACGCCTGAAACGGCGGTTGGCGCTTTAACGGTTGTAGTGCCAGGCGCAACGGCTTCCACCGCACGAACAACACCGCGCTGCACAACGTTAGGCGTGACAACCTGGGCGCCTTGCTTGACAGCCTGGCCAACGTAACCGGCTTCGGTTTTGATAACTTGGCCAAGTTTGGTTTGACCGGCTGCTTTCACGGCCGAAGGTGTAGCCAACAATAACGTGTTCATATACGATTCAACGTCGGCCTTTGGCAAACCAGTTTTTTTGGCAATTACATCGGCGCCTTTGTCCATGTTGGCGCCAATGTAATTCATCAATTGTTGGCTTGCTTCGCCTTTGTATTCGGGCGTATCAGTCACGCCAAAAAATTTACCAACGACATTTTTGTCGCTGCTGCTTTCGGCTGTTGCTGCTTTTGCGGCGGCTTCAGGCGACATTTGTGTGCCGTAATAAGCCCGCGCCAACGGATAAGCCAAAACGTCCAACGTTCCGGTAATTGCATTGATACCAGTATCGGCCAGGCTGGCGGCTGCGCGACCTTGGCCACGGAAAAATTCGCTAACTTTACTGGCCACCTTGCCGCTTGTTTTTTCAACAATACCTGGTTTGGGTGGTTCAGGATTTTTAAATGCGTCGTTTACCGTGCTGTTAATGTCCTGTTCTTTAATGCTGGAAAATTCGGTCGTAGATGGTGACGACGGCGCCGACGATTGTGCCGGTGCTGGCGCTGCTGATGTGCCGCCCGTTACTTTTTGAACGTAACTGGTTGGGTCTTTGGTGACAAACCCGCCGTAATCTTTTAAAGCCAAATCAACATTGCCGCCGTGGCGTTTAATCAATTGCGTCAAATATGTCCTGGCGGCTTCGCGTGATTCGTTTTCGTCAAACGGATTAAATTTCATGCCCTGTTTGTGCAACATTTGGACAGTTTCAGGCAAAAACTGATATGGCCCCATTGCCTTGGTTTCTTTATTGACGGCAAAAGGGTCTTTGCCGCTTTCAACCTTTTTTAGTCTATCCAGCAATTGATCGGAAATAACTGACGCTTGATTGGCCGGTGCGGCCGCTGGCGCGGGCGCGGCTGCTGGCGCTGGTCGTGATTTGACTTTTGTGCCAAAGGCGTCACTCACCGCGCTGTCAATTTGCGACGTATCAAATAGTTCGGCGGCCATTATTTACCCCCAACCAGTTTTTGCATATCGTTAATTTTTTTAACCAGGTTTTGGTAACCAGGCGAATTGGGGCCGCCCGCTTGCGTCACCACTTCGCGGATGGCTTCCTTGTCGCTGTTTCGCATGGCGTCGTACAAACGAATTGCGTTGATGCCGTCGGCGCCCAATGTCTGCGTCCAACGTTGTTGGAATTCGGTGGCCGAAAACGGGTTTTTTGTGCGATTGAAATTGTTTTCAATGCCTTGGTTAAACAATTCCGTGCCGGTGGTCAATGCGCGATTCACGCGGGCGGTTTGCTTAATGGCTGGCGCTGTCCATTCTGTTGTGCCTGAAATTTGGCCAGCGATTGCGCGACCAGCGTCCGTACCGCCAAGGCCGGATGATTGCGATAATGAGGCCGTTTGCATTGCCATGTAATGGCCCAACTGATTCAGATTTGTTGCGTTGTCGCTGGTAAACGGAAGTCCGGCGTAGCCGCCGGTCAACGAACCAATAAAGTTGGCGCCCCGACCGGTAATAACGTCGTCGGCCAACTTGATGATTTGGTTGTTGTTAAATTGTTGCACGGGCGCTTGCGCGGCCGCATTTCGAACGGTTGTGCGAAGGTTTTGTGCAACTTCCAGCGTGGCAGCGTTTTCGCCAGGGGGCATCCGAACGGGCGCATTATTGGCTAAGGGTGCGGGTGCTTGATTTCCAACAACCGCGGGCGCCAATGGTTGCGGTTGAGTATTTGATTGCAAAACGGGTGAAGTAACAGCGGTGCCAGGCGCCTGAACATTGTTTTGCGGCAACACACCGCCACCCTGAACGCCGGTGGGCATTCGATTGGCGGCGGGGCCGCCTGGCTGCATTGCTGGATTTGCGCCACTAGGAATTGTCACTTCGCCCAACAATTCGCCGTTTGCGCCGTAAGCAATTGCCGTTGGGTTGTTGTTCATGTCCACGCGGCCGGTTGCTTCGTAACGCGCACCTGGGCCAAGTTGGTTGGTCACCAAAGGCGCTTGGCCAACTTGGATGCTTGGCGCTTGGCCAGCAACCGAAGGACGGGTGACTGTTGGCAAAATTTGGGCGCCGGTGTTTACTGTGCCAGGCTGTGGATTAAATTGCGTTTCTTGCGTTGCAACCGGCAACAACGTTTGTGCGCCGGTAATCGCCAACTGTGCAAAATTTGTGCCTTCAGGCATCTTGCCCCAAATGGTTTTGTAAGAATCAGCCAGGCGTCCAAGGTCTTTATTGTCGGGATTGGTCGCCACCAAATCGTCCAAGGCTTTTAAATACGTGTCTTTGTTGTTGACACCGGCTTTGCCCAAAATATTGAACGTTTGACCGACCAATGCTTTTTGGTCTTGCGTCAAACCCATTTTGGCTTTGTTGGCTGCCGTTTGGGCCGTGCTTAAATCAGACACGTTTTTCAAAACGTCGCGGCCGGTCAATGGCGCAATTTTTGGAATGGCTGCATTGACTTTGCTCATGTCAATGTTGCCGTCGGTTTGGAAGTTTTCAGGATTGGAAAAGAAGTCTTGCAGCCCAACGCGTTCGGTGTTGGCTTGCTTTTCTTTTTGCAGCGCAATCCCGCCGCGGCCAATGTTAATCATGTCCGACAACGAAATTGGTTGCGGCGCTTTGATTTGGGCGCCAATTGGTTCAACGTTGAAAGTAGCCATATTTTTCCCCTTAACCTAAAAGCGCGTACATCATGGCGGCATTGCCAACGCCTTGCATTGCGCCCGAATAGGCGTTTGCCGATCCAACCTGGCCACCAGCAATTGCATTGGCGCCGCCAACGGCCAACTGGCTCAAATTGGTGGAAGTGTTTTGGCCAATCTGATTTGATTGATTTTGTGCGTTTTGACCAATACCGGCCACACCGGCCAGGGTGTTGTAAATGTCACGACGCTGCGCCATGTATTGCGGAAGGGCTGTTCCCATCGTGTAGTCAATTGCAAACTTTTGGCCAGCCCGTTGAACATTTGATCCACCGCCGCCAACGTTCATGCCTTGCATGGCGCCGCCGGTTCCTTGCTCAACCGCAAATTGATAGCCAGGCATATTTCGAATGTCGTCGGCCGTGATTGGCCTTGTCAGGCTTGGCAACATTTCATTGATGCGGGTCAGCGCCCCATATCCGGCTTCACGATACGGTTTGTTTTGCGCGTTCAGAATGTCGAACATTTCGCGTTGTTGCTGTGACGCCTCACGCGTTCCTTGCAATTGCGTGTTCGCGGCGCTTTCAGCACCTTTTGAACCCATGTAACCGCCTATAAGGCTTGTTCCACCAACAATTAACGCGGCAGTTATAAATGACATTTTATTTTCCTTCCAATTTTTGCATTTCGCCAATAATTTGTTTTAGTTTGTTACCTGGGCCAAACATGGCGGTGTCGTCGGCTTCCACTAATTCTTGTTCAATCTTTTCAATGTCCGTTTCGTCCGTTTTATGAAACGTAATTCCAACCGAATCCATAGTCGCCAAAGTAACGCGCTTGGTTCCTGGTTGGCATTCCACAACATCACCGGCCTGAAGTTTTTTCATGCCTTTTTCCGTCCAGGCAATTATCTCGCCCTTCGCGCATAAAAAGAAGTGGGGTTGCTTATGAACCTTGCCAACAATCAACGTTCCGGCCGGACGGAATAAGCGACGGCAATACATACCAGGCACAAAATAATGCTCAGTCACCAAACCTTCCGCTTGCGGATGTTTAATCATTTCCGCTTGCAGCCGTTCGATTTGATCCCGCGTCGGGGTTTCATTAAAAATTTCAAGTTCAGTCAAAACGTACCCCCGCCAATGCCATTCAAGGCCGTCAAATCGGTAAATTTGCCCGCGGCCGGTGTTGTCAGGCCGATGGTTGAATTGTTGATTACCGCATTGTTGATTGCAACGTTTGAAATAATGCCACCATTGATAATGACGTAAGCAAAAGTCGCCGACGCAACATCGGGATTTTGCAGCCAAATAGTCCATTCACGCGCTGGCCTTCCGGTCGTTTTATCAAGAAATTCTGATTGTGGATACCGAATGTTTGTGGATGATGAAGGATTGGGGGCAACCATTAGTTATCTCCCACCGACGCCTTTAGGTTTGCGGAAACAATCACCGCCTTGATCGGGTCGGTTACCACCACTTCAAAGATGCGGTCACGCGACCAACCCAAGCGGCGCCAAATAGCACGGTTTTGATACTGGCCAATTTTGCCAATTGTGATCCAATGTTCATTTGACCAGGTAGAACCGCCGTCATTTGACCAACGCAACATTGCCTGGGGATCGTTGCCCTGGCCGGTTGTAAG